GTGAGGGCGACCCCACCAGAAAAACGGGTGGAGTCAGATGTGGCCTTGATTGGCCTTCTATGGGGTCATAGGCGCGTTATCCAAGCATTGTTGAAGTAATTTGTCCTTATGAGTGGCTTGTCGCTTTTGAGGCCGTTACAGCGTCGACACGCTGAGATGAGGTTACCGGGAACGTCCTCTCCGCCGTTGTTCTTGGCGATGATGTGGTCCACGGTGTCGGCTTCGGCTCCACAGTAGGCGCAGATGTGGCCGTCTCTGTCGAGTATTTTTTGACGGAGACGGTTCCATTCTGTTCCGCGTGATGATGCTTTACTCATAGCACTAGGGTGGTGATGCCTACGATGAGGAGGAGGACGGTGTTCACGATGGTGAGGATGGCCGCCGTGAGGAGCATGGTGTTGTAATTCATTGCCACACCTGTGTGGTGACGGTGTTGAGGAGTAGTGCGAATTGCCACATCATCCACATGGTGGCGTAGCCGATTGCTACTAGGACGAGGAGTTGAGTGGTGAATCTGAGCATGGTTTTCATTGGTTTCCTTTGTTCGTGTTTTGCGTGGCGGGGTGTCCATAGGTCGTCGTCTACATCGTCGTCTAGTGGGGCAAAGATGTCGAGGTCATCGAATGGGGTCATTGTCCGGCCTCTCTGATTCCTATGATTACTCCGGGATAGTCTGGAGCATATTCTTTTGTTGCGTGAAGTTTGACGACCTGTGAATCGTCTCCGATGATTCCTCCGATGGTGATTCCATCGAGGACGGCGCGGGACAACTTGTCGATGTCTCCGGCCCTCCGTGATATGGGGAGGATGTGGATGGGTTTATTAGGGGATGGGATGCGGAACTCAAGTAATACCTCCACAGGGCCGTCGAGACGGTCTGTGAGCTCTGCTTGCTCCCTGGCGGCCTCTATAACGAGGTCACGCCACGGGTGGAGGCGTTTGGAGGCTTCAATCATGCGTCCTCCGCCAACGTGCCTCTTTGAGCCTTGGGGGGCAGGTGTACCGGTGACGGAGAACACAATCATGTTTAGAGTGCCTTTTTGAGTAGTCGGTCGATGACGGATTGGGCGTCGGCTACGGCCGCGGCGGCATTGTAGCCGTTCTCGAATCCGTGTCCGTAGTTCTCGGTTGCGGTTTTGGCAACCTCGATGCGGTGTTGGTCGACGAGTTGCTCAATTTTGGCTTCGTATTCCATTTGGACTCCAGCGATGAGGGCGGCGACGTCTCGGTCGCGTTTCTGTGCCGCTGTGAGTTTGGGGGCGGTTTTCTTTGTCATGGTTATCCTTTTCTACGGTTGGCTTTGCGATTCTTGCGACGGGCGGCCGCTTTGGCTTTGTGTGTTGGCCACGCAATCATTAGAACGCGGGTTCCTCTGCCATTTTCGCACCTAGGCCGTCGGCGATGTTCTGAATTGCTTCGGCGGTTGCGATTTCGGTTTCTGGCTTGGGTGAGCCAAGAATGAGGACGTTTGGGTTGTTGAAGTTCACGTCGATGGCGGTTTTCATGCCACTAGGCGCGGCGTATTCGCGCTGTTTGATTGTGACCTCTCCGGTGACTTGAACGATTGCTCCGATTGGGGGGCATTCGTTGGCCCATACGGTGTATGACTTGGGGAATGAACGGCCGTCGGGGAGGTTGATGGTTTCCTCTACGGCGAACGCTCCTCGGTCGCCTACGCGACGGGTGACGGTTCCGGATTCGATTTTTCCTAGCATTTGGTTTCCTTTTCTTGTTTCGTAGTGGCGACGGCGGTCCCGTCAGGGAACCGACGACGACTCTATAGAGAATCTATTTGTTGTTGTTGTCGCCAACCCTTGGGGGGTTGTCGCCACCATCAACACGAGAGAATCTATTATATTTTGGGAGGCGCGACAAAATCGACACGCCGTGTTTTCAGAAAATTATTTCCTCCTCACTTTTTCTTAGGGTGAATCGTCCTTGGATTGGTTCGATGACGGTTCCTTGGTCCTTGAGGCGTCGGATGGCTCCGGATGCTGAGTCGACGGAGATGAACGCCTTGGCGGCTATTTCGGCCCGTGTGAGGGCTTGTGGGGCGTCCATGAGTATTTGTGTCACTATTGCCCCCGTCGTGCCGCCTTGGGGCGTCTGTGGGCTTGTGGGGCGGTCTCCGATGGTCCAGACGGCGTTCTCGGAGAAGTTGAGGTGGTGTTCGGCTTCCTCCATCTCTCTGGATGTGATTGAGAGTGTGGCGTCTTTGGAGAGGCGGTCACGTTTTAGGACGATGATGGTGTCGGCGGCTCCAGCGAGGCCGTTGGTTCCCGATAACGCTTGAAGGAAATCGCCTTCGTCTGCCTTTTTCGTGTGGTGGACGAACAATAGGGAGCATCCGTTGGGGATGATGTGTTTGTAGTGGGCCATCCCTGCGTAGTCGCGGGAGTATGTGGCATCTTGTTCACCGTCGAGCGTGCGACCGTATGTGTCGACGATGACGATTGGTTTTTGTGCCTCATATTTGTTGAACCATGCTTGGATGATGTCGGCGGGGTTGTTTTCTTTGAGGTCGAAGATGAAGTCGACGTTTGCTCCATATTCGAGGCCCATGATGTCGAGGCGTTTCTGGATTCGGCGTGGGGAATCTTCGAGGGCCATGTATAGGACGCGGCGTGGATGTGGGAGGGCGATTCCTCCGAAGATGTTGGAGCCGGTGGAGACGGCGGCGGCGACTTGGAGGACGAACCATGATTTCCCGATTTTGGGGGCGGCGGCGAGGAGGGTTAGGCCTTCGGGGATGACCGTTGGGACGATGAATTCGGTTTCGGGATATGTCGATTCTTTGATGTGTTGACCGTTGATGACGAGGAGGTCGAGGGGGTCAATTTGGGCCATGCCGTGTTCGACGAGGAGGGCCTTTTCCTCGGGGGTGAGGGCCATGAGTTCGGCGACCTCTGCGGGGGTCATTTGGCCGTCTGGATTCCAGTCGGGATGTGATGGCATATTTGCGAGGCTATTGTTCATTGTCATGGTTTCGTTCGTTGGCGATGGTATGATGGTAACGCATTGAAACATGGTTTCCCAATGTGAACACGTTTGGCGACGTGGCCCCCGGGTGAAGTTGAGTTCCCCGGGGGTTTTTCACGTTACCATTCGGCGGATGGTTTGGCCGCTGGACCCTTGGGGGGTTCCCATTTTTGGCCGCTACGGTTTGCGACCTCTTGGGCGGATGCGATTTTCTTTGTGACGATGGAGCCGTCGGCCGCTAGGATTGCTCGACCCCATGCGCTTGTCTCGGCGTTCATTACCTCGGAGTCGCGGGTGAAGTTTGTTTTGCCGGGGAATGGTTCGGAGGCCATGGCGATTCCGGGCCGTGTGTCGTCGGGTGAGCGGTAGGCGGCCGCTGTGTAGAGAACGATGGTTTGTCCTCCGATTTCCTTGAATTCGATTGAGACGGTTTGGAGTGACCCTTCGGGGTGTTTTTCCTTGAATTCGCGGAGGCGGGCCGCTACGTCAATATAGTCGCTGTTGAATGCCATTTGGTTTCCTTTGTTAGTCGTTATCGAGGATGATTCGGCATGAGCAATCCCACCATGTCCACGCGGCGCGGATTTGGTCGGCTGTCATTGTTCCGGCTAGTTCTTGATGTTCGGGACATAGTTGGATAATCATGAGAGCATCCGGTAGCAATAATCGGCGATTGCTCGTCGGATGAGGTCGGAGGATGTTCGTTCTTCCTGTTCGACGAGTAGGTCGAGTGCTTCGATGAGTTCTTCGGGGATTCGGACGGATATGTTTTTCATTTTGGTTTCCTTTACTTGATGATTCCGTGTTGGCGGAGTTCTTCGACGATGGCGATTTGATAGAAATCGGTCCAATAGTAAATCATGTTTTCGTTTGCCCAATCGACTACATCTTTTACGGTTCCAAAGATTGGGGAGACGAGGTCGAAATTGCCTTTGTCGATGAGGATGTAAGTTTCCATTTTGGTTTCCTTTGTTTGGCGAGGTGTTGCTTGATGTTTCTAATGTAGCACAATGTAGCACAATGTCAAGTGAAAAAGAATCCCGGGCGTGTCGCAACACATCCGGGACCCTTGACCCGCACCCCTGCGGGACTATTAGCCTACTGGCAACCCTCACAGAGAGCGGCCTCGGCGGGGTCAATTGGGCAAGCGTAGCCGCCCACGATGTCAATCTCGTCCATTTTTTTCCTTTACTGATTTACAAACATACGGTCAGCGATTGCCAACACGAATCCAACAATTGCGACAACACCGACAACGACGGTCAACCAATGAACCCGAGGGCCTTGACGTTGTTCGAGGACCGCCAACTTGGTTTCAAGTTCGGCAATCTTTTTCCAATGCGTGTCGGTGGTCTTTTCGAGTCTGTCTAGTTTTTCCATCATTGCGTCTTGCTTGGCCTCGATACGGGCGAGGATTGTCTCAATTGCGTCACTCATGCTACATCGGCAACTCTACGGCGGCGGCCTGTGGGACGTGAGTGACCGCTTCATCGGCAACCTTGACGGGAACCGCTGGAGCAACAACGACGGTCTCCTCTTTAGGCTGTGGAGGCTTCACGTTCGCGGCGGCGATGATGCTGGAGATTGCTCCAATAATCGTTGGGAGATTGTCTTGGATGCTTTTCGCCAAGTCATCACTCACCCATCCTTGAACCGTCGCTACGGAGAGGAGCGCGGCGACGGAGCCGTAGATGAATGTCCGGACCTGTGGGGTCAATAGTTTCTTCATGGTGGCTCCTATGGGATGACGGCGATTTCGCCGGGGAAGATAAGCGAGGGGTTGCCGCTACGGAAATTTGATGCGTTGAAAATTTCCATATAACGGGTTCCGGTTCCATAGTATCGCTCGGAGACTCCCCACAGGGTGTCACCGGGTTGAATCATGTATGTGTTGCCGGATGGTGATGGTGATGGAGCCGGGGCGGGGTCACCGTTGAAAATGGATTGGTTGTCCGGACGGAGATAGCCGAGGATTCCTGCCTTGGAGAGCACACCATAGTGTGATGGGCCGGGATTCTGAGTCATACATAGAATGGCGTTTCCGCGGTCCTCAACGACGAGAGCGACGTGAGATTGTGGACCTACGGCGGACCCCCATTCCCACAATGCGACGTCGCCGCGCTGTGGCGTGCCGGTGTGTGGCGTGAACCATTGGCCGAGTGGGCCGGTGGAGAAATTGTGCCAGATTTCGCAAGTGTAGCCGGGGTGATGATATGTGCCCCCGGCGTTGGTTGAGGTGGCCCACATTGAGCAACCAAAGTTGTTCATCGCATAGTGGCTCCAGAGGTCCCAACATTGTGGTCCCCAATTGCCGTCAACGTCGATTGCTACGCCGTCAACGCTTGCGAGGTAGTTTGTCCATTGGCTCATGCTGTGGCTTCCTCTCCGGGGATTGGGTAGAGGGCGTTCACCTCGGCGATGGCGTCATGCCAATCCTTTTCGGTTTTCTCGCCTCTCTGCCATTGGAAGAACACGGGGTCGGAGATGCGGACGTAGCCTTGACGGCGTGCTTCAATCGCCTCCGCTTTTTCACGCTCTGGTTTTTCTTTTGCCCATTTTGCGCGGTCGGCTTTTTCCTCGGGCGTCATCGGACGTTCGATGATGATTGTTTCTTCGTTTTCGTTTTCCATGGTCATTCCTTAGTCGTTATATCCGAATACTTGGATTTTTCCGGTGATGTTTCCGGATGCTGGCAGAATGTTGAACCCGTCGAAAAGTGTTCCCTGAGTGAACGCCGCGCTTGAGGTAATCATTCCTAAACGCCAACCATCGAAGGCGTTTCCGTTTAGAACGGTCCAATCGGCAAACATTGGACTTTGGACCTCAAGTGTTCCGCTACTCCTAAAGATTGAGGCGCTTGTTTCGTTGATTGTAAATGATGCGGACGCATTACTTGCGAATGTAACTAATGAGGCTCCATAGTCGACTCTTAGTCCTCCGGCGTAATAGTTGTTCGTTGTGTTTGTTGTTCCACCGGTTCGGAATCGGAAAAGTAAAGCGTCGTTAGTTGTTCCGACGTAGTCGTAGATAACTTTGTAATATCTATAGTTTGTCGAGAAAATTCCGTCGAGTGCCACGTTTGTCGCGTTGGAGAATGTGATTTGACCAAGCGAGTTTGTTGAACCGGTCCCCGATGAAATTGTGACGGTGCTGGCCCGTAGTGGGACGAGGCCCGATGCGCGGTTGTCAACATACCATCCGGCCGCGTCGCGTCCACCGGGGTTCGTTGATGCGTTATAAAGTCCGAAATATGTTTCGACCGCTCCGAGGTCGTCACGCCATACCTGAAGGCCCTGAGTGGGGGACATGAATTTGGCGTCGCGTTCGTTAGCATTTGCGACAACCGGTGGGAGTGACTTGACGGCCCGTAATCTAATATCGTAAACGACGACGGTGGTGTTGGCAGAGTTACACCATGCCCACGCGATTGGTTGGTCGGTGAGGACGCCCTTGTTTGTGTTCAGCGTAGGGAATGAAGTTGGAGGAGCCGTCGGCGTGGTCGTTGTCGTTGTCGCTCCAGCGATGGCAACAAGGGCCGCGGTGTTGGTTGCCCATGTGCGACGGAGTGCGATGACATACCATTGACCGTTCACCGGCGTGGTCATTGCTACGGTCTCAGGTCCGGAGTTCGTTGAGAGAACACCGTGACCATAAAGCGAACCGGCGGCGACCGATACGGAACGCGTTCCGGGGACCGCGGTGACGACACAATCGCCATTTCCGGCCGCGACGTAGTCGTTGCCGAGGAGTCCAGCGAGTGAGGCCCATTGAGCCTCGTTGATTGTTCCGTCGAATCCGACGTTAGTCCATGCCATGAGTTTTCCTTACCTGTCTTTGGATATTCTACGCTGTGCGCGGGCGAGTTGTGCGATTGTTTGAGCGAGTTGTGTGTTAGGGTCGTTTTCCACTTTTCCGAGAATCGGTGTCACCTTGAAGGTTCCATTGCCAAACTCGAAGTCGCATTGGGTGATTTGGTCGGTGAACAATTCTCCCGTGATGGATTTGATTGTCACCGTGTCACCTAGTTGGATGCCGTCGGAGCCTCCAAAATGGAATGTGTCCGTCTCGGCTAGGACGGCGTTGATTCCGTAACGTGGGAGGCCCTCGGCGAGTGATTCGCGGGCGACCTGCTCGATGGAATTTGAGAACGCGGTTTTGTTGGCCGCTGAGACATCGGAGCGCAGGAGATAGTATTTCGCGACCTTGAGTTCTTCGACGGTCAATCCTTCGGGCCATACGATGTCCGCGGCGGACGAGGCATCCTGAAACACCTCGATGATGTCTCGATATTCTGCTTCGAGGCCGGTGGTGTCGGTGAATGACTTGAAGTAGCGGTCGGCCATGTCTCCGGGGCCGCCGAGGAATGCGCGTGTCATTGTGGGGGCTTTGAATGACCATGAGCCTTCGGCGATAACGCCGGAGTCTGGAGTGAGTGGCATTTCCCACACCGCTGGCTCGAACACGTCGACGGTGATGGTTGATTCGCGGGGAACTTGTTGGACGGTCAATCCGAGGCCGTCAAGATTGAGGATGATTCGGCACGCGCTCTCCAGCGTCTCCAGACGGAGCAGAGGGAGCAATCCGGGCGTTTTGATGTCTCCGCCACGGTTGAGGTCCGTTGCGACCGTCACGGGGCGTCCAAGGCGTGTCACGGCGTTCTCCGTGATAAGTGTTTTGATGGCCGTTTCAGCGTAGACGACGGATGAGTTCCACAGATAATATCCGGTTTGACCGATGGTCGTTCCCGACGTGCCTTGAGTGGATGCGCCACCGGGGAGCCATGCTTGAGCCTCCGCCGCGGGGTTGGCGTTGTTCTTCACCGAAATCGCTGTGGCTTCGACCTGATTCGTGGGACGAATATAGGCGAGCGTATTTGTGAGGATGCGCCAATCCGATTCTAGGGTGACCGTTATCGAACCGTTACGAAGTATTGAACCGGTGATTCCTGTGACAACACCGGAGAACAAGTCGGCGTCACGATAAATCATCGTCACACGCGCTCCGGGTTCGATGAGGTCGGAAATGATTGGGTCATCGGCGGACAACTCAATCTCGAACACGGAGAGACCGTTGAACACTACGGAGCCGGTGATGGAGATTGGGTTCCCGATTGTGCCGACCCAAGTGAAGTCGTTGCGATAGACGTCAATTCGGCCGGGGAAATATGTCACTACGTTCACTAGAACGCCCTCCAATAGACGGGAGAGAATGTCGCGGTGATTGTTCCAGTTCCAACGACGTCGATTCCTACGTTGACGGGTGCGCCGGTCGCGGGCAATGCGGCGAAGTCTGCGGAGGTGAGGTCGCGGGTGACCTTTGTTCCATCGGAGAGGTAGGCGATTTGGTTGAGAGGTGATGTCTCAATGGTCAACGTGTCTCCAGCGAGAACCGTGATGGCTCCGGCGATGTGGTGGCCGCCAATCTCCAAGTCGAACGATGTCATCGGGCCTTGAATGGTCCATGTAATCCATGCGTCCATGTCGCCATTATTGGTCAACGTGGAATCTGCGCCACCGGTCGACTTGACAATATAGAACGGGGTAGCATTCGAGCCATTACCGAAGAATGTGGAAGTCCCCTCGGGGCCGAGACCGAACGAGAATGATTCCTCGGGGCCACGCCACCACGGGTCGTCTGCGATGAGAGTGATTCCGTAAGGCCGGTAAGTGTGAGTTTGCGCGTAGGGGTCAATGGTGAACGCTACGTCATTATCGGACACGAAACGGGCGTCGATGGAACGGACGCCACCGTTGGAATCTGTGACCTTGAGAGTGCCATTCTGTCCGATTGCGAGGCCGTCCCAAAATTGGCGTTGAATGCCATTTACATCGAGGTCGGCATCGTCGCGGAATGTGATGGGGAGGAATAGTTCACGCGGCTCCAGACGCCACGATTGGAGTGTCTGGCCATGGACGAGAGCGGTCTGTCGAATGGTCTCGAAGGTTTGAGGCATACCGAGGCCCATGATGCCAGAGTTCATCAACGCGACGGGGCCATGGATGAGGTCCCATTCTTCGCCGTTTGTGTCTGTCCATTGAATATTGAGCATTATCGAACCCCGATGATTCCGTTGAGGCCCTGAAGGGCGTAGGCTTGACGCTGTTTTCTAGAGATTACGGTGGCGAGGTCCTCGGGGGACCATCCGACGTTCCCTTGGATGGTGATGTTAGTTCCACCGCCAAGGCCGCCAAGTTTAGAGAGTGGAATGATGGCTTCGGCTTGTCCGGCTTCCGCTACGGTCACGGGGACACCGCCGGGACGTGGCATGACAATTCCACCGGTCGCCAACTTGGGGCGGTTGGCTTGGAGCGCAGGGCCGGAGATGTTGACGTTTTTTCCGCTGAATCCGAACAATTGGGCGAACCATCCAACCAATCCTCCGAGAGCGTCGGCGAGAGGTTTCACCACGTTCTCAGCGAGGGCGAGCATGACGTCCGCGACCACCTGAAGGGCCGGAGCGAGACGTGTGAGAAGTTCGAGGAGCGGTGGAAGATAGGACTTGATAAGTGGAATGAACGCCGTGATGAGCGACGTGACGATTGGAATGAACATCACGAAGATGTCGACAAGAATCTCGATGATGGGGAGGAGCGCGTTGATGAGGTCAACGAGCGGCGGGAGGATTGCTTGAATCATTGGCATGAAAGCGGCAATGAGTTTAGACACGATTGGGGCGAGTTCCTCGAATATCGCCATAATCGGCGGGAGGAGCGTCGAGAGCAAGTCGAAGAATATGGGGAGCAATGGGAGGAGCGTGTCGATGAGGCCTTGGAATACTAGGGCGAGACGCTGGACGAATTGCTCGAACTCGGGGGACGCTGTGAGTTGCTGGACGAATTCGGAAATCTTGGGGATGGTTTGAGTTAGGACAGGATAGAGTGCCTCGCCGAGAACTAACTTGAGATTGTCGATTTGCGCTGTGAGACGCTTTGTCCCGTTTGCTAGTCCGTCCGCGGTTCGAGCGAAATCGCCTTGTTGCGTGGTGGTCTGTGCGAAGATTTCAGCATTCGCGGCGAGGACTCGTTGTTGTTGAGTGAGAGCACCGTTTCCGTCATAGATGCCCATCTCCATGGCGCGGGCCTTGAGGGTCGCATCGTCGAGGAGAACACCAAATTGACGGATTGGTTCGGACTCGCCACGAAGGGCCGCTCCGATGGCTGTGATGGCCGTGTCGACCGAAGTGTTGTTGAATGATGCTAGGTCGGAGGCGAGGACGGCTAGGTCCTTTGAGAAGTCGACGTTTTGTTGACCGGCGAGGCCCGCGGCTTGTCCGAAGATGCCGAATGTTTTGGCGGCGTTGAGGAATTCGTTTTGAGTCTGTCCGAGAAGGTCTGGAGCCTTTTTCGCGAAGTCCTCAAGGCCCTTAGCGGCGGGACCGAAGATTTGGCCAACGGCGGCGGACGTTTCGTTCAGGTCGGACGCGGCTTTGACCGCGGAGGCAGAGAACGCAACAAGGGCCGCTCCAGCGGCGGCGAAGGCAACACCGGCGGCGATACCGAATCCCTTGAGGGTTCCGTTGACGCCATCCATGGCGGCGGAGAATTTGCGAGTGTCGGCGAGGACGTTTACGTTGATGATTTGCTTGTTCGCCATCTCGTTCTCCTAAGTTTGGGGCCGGACCGGCGCGAGATACCGGCCCGGCGGTTGTTTACCCTCTAGACGCTTTGATTGCCTCGATGAGGCATTCCCGCTCGGCTAGAGTGAGGTTTCTGTATTCCGTAGGGGAGAGATTCGCGTTGACGATGAACCATGCCATGTCCTCCGCTCTCTCCCTTGCTAATTTTTTGCGGACTCGTCAACGCCGATGAGAGCGGTGATTTCATCCATGGTCATTTGGTTGGCCATCTCTAGGGTGAACTTGGGGTCGGTGCGTCGTTTGACAACGAGCGCGAACGCGGCCATGAGTTTTCCCTTGGGTGATTCTTCGTCACCTAGTGCCGCAATGGGAAGGCCGCTCAATTCTTCAATCTTTGCGATTTCTCCCATTGTTAACGATTTGATGTCCATTGTTTTCTCGCTTTCTAAATTAGGTCATTCTTGATAAGAATATCCTCAATGCCGTCCTCGATGATGTGTAGAACTTGGTTGCGTGTCTGAGACAACGCTTCATAGATGAACGGATTTTCGGATTGGTAGAGTCCGCCCTTGGCCGCGTCATATTTTCCGAAGTAAACGAAACGAGCGTAGGGGACCCGAGCACCGCCGACCTTGACGGATGCTTTGGTTTTGGCTTTGGACACTCTCATGTCATTCCGGAGTTTGCCGGTACGATACGGAGCGAGCCATGAGGCGCGACGGGCAACAACATTACCCGCCGCCCACATGACGTCTTTGATGTCTTGGGCGTCGACTCCAGCCGCGTTCATGTCTCGGGCGAACTTGCGTAGGCCCTCAACGCGAAGGGTGACTCCTCCGGAGGAGAGGTCGATGTCGTCGATGCCAGCCATGACTAAGCCGTGGTGTCGAGGGTTGGTTCTTCCTGACAATCCAAACGAACGGTGAAGGTGAATTCGCCGTTCACGGATGCCTCGCCACCGAGAGAAGGCTTGGGGCCAATCTTCACGGTTCCGGTGAGGTGTGGCTCGTCTGCGGATGGAGTCGCGTTGCCGTGGACCGCGTACTTGTAGGCGACAACCTCGCCGGTGTTCTCCCACAGGTAACGCCAGAATGATGACGCCTGAGTGGACTGAACCGCGGTTACAGTAAAGAAGTGAGTGCGAGCACCGCCGAGGCTTGCGTCCTCGAAGGTGGTGACGCCGGTGGTCGTTTCCTCGTTCTCAAGAAGAACCGAAGTGGCGTCCGCCCAATAGTCGGTCCCCCCGAAGGTTAGGGCGAGGGCGTTTCCCTTGATGCGTGTTGACATTGTGCCTCCTATGGGCGTAGAGAGTTGTTGATTGAGATTGTCGCCGCGAGATATTGTTGTCCGTTGGCTTCCAGCGCGTAGGGCGAGGAGATTTGTTCGATTGAGTAGCCTTCGTTCACAAGTGCGACGAGAGCGTTCTCAATCTGGTCGTCCAATCCCGACGTGATGACCTGATTCGTGGCCGTTCCCATGATGAGTTCGACCTGAAAATGTGCCGTCATGGTTCCAAACGTCAATCCCGATTCCAGATAAGGGGAACCGGGCATGATGACGGCGGATGGGACGATGAGTCGCGCTGGAGCGTATGGGAACGATGGAATCGTGGTCGCCGTTTCAACGACGTCCGCGATTGCCTGTCTCATGTCTCCGATTGCGCTCATGCTATCCCCGGAACCATAAAGCGTTGGAGGAGCGGATAGGCTCCCAACATTGGGTCGCGTGCCACACGGACGGGCGAGCCATCCATTGAGGCAAATTGTGCGATTCCGTTGGGAGCCTGTCGGCGATGATAGAGTTCGCTTCCAACCTCCAAGAATGCTCGGTCAAGAATTGCCACGGGGATGGTTTCTTCACCGACGAAGATGTTGACCAAGGCGGTGGCCTCGTCCCAACATTCTTCGACGAAGGCGGCATCCGAATCGGGTGCGCCGACGTATTCTTGGAGGTTGGTTGCGTCCATTTGGTTATCCTTAGAGGCTTGCTACACAGGGAATGACGGCCGCTGGAATTTCAACGGCTACCGCTCCGTAGGTGTAAAGCGAGTAATCCTTGGAGAGGTTGATGATGTTCTCATCCTGTAGACGAACAACGGGCGAACCGTAGAAACGAATCGCGTTGCGGTTTACGAATGCGACCTCATCGGTCAATCCAGCGTCGAGGATGACGGGGATGTTTGCCAGCGAACCGGACAGACCGGGAACGGAGAGTTCACCGATGTTGTTGGTTCCTGCGCCGGTTACCAAGAACACGGGGCGACCGTCTGCGCCTTCGAGAGCGGTGAGGCTCTTGAAGGTGGTTGGGTCAACAATCAGAGCGTCCATGGTGAGTCCGAGTGCCTCGAACTTGATTGCGGCGTCGATTGCGGCGGCAACCCATGAGGCATATGTTGGAGTTGCGCCGATGGCGACCGCGTTGTCTGCGGTTACCTGTGCGGCGTGGTTCGCAACGTATGCGGCGCGGATTGCTCCGTTGATTGCCTTACCTGCGGCGATTGCCTGTGCGCGGAGGGTAACGTCGAGGATGTTCGTGGAAGAACGCTCGATTTCCTGACGGCTGAGGGTGGAATATCCTCCGTAGGTCTTGACCTGAGCTGTTTTTGTCTCAAGCTCGATAAGACCGAAGGCCAAATCGTCACCTTCTGCGGCCTGAACGTCAACGTCTACGGTGTTGGTCTTGAGCTGACCGTATTCGATGAAGTTGCCGGTCGATGGGAGAACGGCCTGACCGAATGCGTTACGCATAACGGCGGCTTCGTCAACCAAACGGGTGAGGTCGCCGACCCAACCGTTCATCACAATCGCGTCCGCGGATGTACCGCCGGAGTATGCGCGAATGGTGGACTCGTCACCGGATGCGATGGCCTTGAGGACCTCACCGGCGGAACGAGTGTCAACTACTGGAGCCGCGGGAGCAACCTGAAGGGTAGCAACCTGACGCTCCAGCATTTCTACAGACTCGCGAACCTCGTCGAGGGCCGCGGTGTCTGGAACAACGATTTCGCTCATTGTTTCTTCTTCCTTTGTTTCGGGTGCGCTTTCACGAACCTCGGTTAGTACCGCGCCCTCGTAGGCGGGCATTGGAACGAGTGAGACCTCACGCACGTTCGCTAGGGTGCGAACGATTGTTCCATCTTCCTCGATTCTCTGTTCCATCGGCTCGAACCCGACGGAAAACTTGGAGATGACGCCATCACGGACGAGAGTGTAGGCCTCGTTACCGCGGGGAGTCTCGGAAATACGCGCACGAATGACCAAGCCTTCGTCGGTCTGTTCGTGTTCAACAATCTTCCCGATTGGCTCATCGTGACGCCAAAACAACATAGCGTCGTCGGCGGGGATTGCCGCTCCGGCCTCGAATCGTTCTTTGACGCCGTATCCGAGGTCGGTGGTCTGTCCGTATGGGACGGCGATTCCGGAGACCTCACGGAGTTCGGTGTCGACCGAACGAATCTCCATTTCGCGGGTTTCGATGTTAGACAATTGTCGTTCCCTTCTGGCCGGGGTTGGCTTCGGATGCTCGGACCTCATCGACGGTCAAGAATCCCGCCTCGATTCCGATTTTGTAAGCGTTGTATCGTGTGAGTGTGTCGGAGCGGAGGATTGCTTCGAGGTTGAATCGTGCCTCTTGACCGCGTGGGAGGAGCATGGTGAATCCCTGCTCAATTTCGATTAGGTAACTCATCAACGAAAATCGGATGTAGCCAATCCAATCCTGCTCGACGTTTTGGTAAGTCATCGAGGAGCCACCGGCGTCGGCGAGCATGAGTGACGATGGGACACCGAACAAACGGGCCACCTGAGTCACGTTGAAATTCTGTGATTCGATGAATTGTGCGTCCGCTGGAGAGAGGAAGATGGGCGCATAGTTGAGGCCCTGACCGAGGACCGCGACGCCGTTCTTCGCTCCGGCGGTTGCGTTCCATGCGTTCTTCGCGGCCGTTGCTTGGTCGGGTGACAATACTTGGTCGGACTTAAGAACGCCGGATGGGACACCGGACTCCTCGAACCAATTGGAAGAATAATCGCGGGTGTCGATTGCGCCTTTGAGTTCACGCTTGGCGGCTTGAATAGGGCCGAGGCCGTATTCGGAGCCGGGGACGCGGAGGAGAGAGAGGTGTTGAACCTGCTCTGGACGTAGTTTTCGTTCTTTGGCGGAGGACACCACCTTGTAGGACTCAACGGTCCCGTCGTCCTTGGAGTTGATTGTTACGTCGAGCGGGTTCAACACTTGGAGGTTCATTATGCGGCCGGATTGGTCGCGTGCGATTTCCCAATATGCGTTCCCGGTAGTGGCGAGGGAGACGATGGATTGTTCGACGAATGCGGGACGGTTGATTTTGTAGTCCGGTTGACGAACCCAAGATGGGGATTCGATGACCTGTCCGTTGCGATAGACGTCGATTGACATTTGCTTGGCGGAGATGGCGTGAATGTTGATAGCGCGATATACCATCGACAATCCGAGGGCGTCGGAGAGTCCAATCACGGGCGACACGTTGCGGGATGGCGGTTGGAGTGCCTCCGACATTGTGCCGCGAGTTTCAATTTTGGGGTCGTTGGAGCGACCTCGCCGGATAGAGTCGAAGATTCCCATCTCCCCTATCATATACCATAAATTAGAATACTTGTAAAGATTGTTCGAGGCGTGTCTCTGCTCCGTAGATGGAGAGGATGGTGGCCATCACGCCGTCAATCTCAACCGATGAATCCTTGCGGGAGATTCGGAACGATTCGCCGACATTTTTTCGGACGGTCCGCGGGAATTGAATCGAGAGCAACGGGTCGGACGAATGGCGCAATTCTTGACGAGCGATTTTCGAGTAGGCCAGCGATGACGCGGAAATGACGTCGCCTTGAGTAGCGATGGAAACGGGGAGTCCGCGTTTCTTCAATTCGACACCGAGGTCGCGGAGTGAGTAGCCGTCGACGAGGAAGGTCTGTGGTGAGTGTTTTTGTAGTTCGGTACATATTGCGACGAGTTGTTCGAGTGATGGCTTGACAATGGACGCCACGATTTCGGTGTCTGTGATTCCGTCGGCCCGCTTGACTCCGACGGCGATGGTCGCATGACCCCAATCGGGGGTCCGGTCTACAGCGAACACGGGACGCGCTCCATCGAGTTCGAGTCGGTCGCCGAATGGACGAGCACATTTGGCCCACATGACCGGCGTGATGAATTGAGCCTCGGAGGCGACGAACCGGTTGAGGCGGTATCGGATGACGTCGACGTCTGGCATGGCTCGCACGTCTGAGAGGACGTTGTCCATGTCGATTCGTCCGGCGGCTAGGGCCGGGTTAGCGGCGAGTAAGTATTCGCGGAGTGTGGCTTCATCTTCGGGGACCTTCGCGTCGGGAGCCTCCCACACGAAGAATCCGAATCGCTCGAAGTTGGGGTCACCGAGTGCCGCCTTCGCTCCGACCTCATAAAGATTCTTGAGGAGTTCTGAATTTTCGTCTCCGGCGGTGGTGATGCCGATGACGATTCCGTTTTTCTTCGATGACGTACCGTTCACCATGTCGGACCACAGCGCGGGAGGCATGAGGTGGAGTTCATCACAGAGGCCGACGTTGATGGGGATACCCTGAAGGGCCGATGATTTCGCGGCCTTGATTTCGTACTTGCCGCCGTCCTTCGCTCGGATGCCTCGGGTGTCTGTGAGTTTCGCGAATCGCTCGGCGAGTGACGGATTGCGTCGGATGACCAACATGGTTCGGTCATAGAGGATTCGTGCTTGTTCCGCGCTGGAGGCAATACCGACCACGGATTGACCGCTCGACCGGAGGAGGCCATAGAGTCCGAGGATTGCCCCGATGACGGATTTTCCTTGTTGGCGTCCCATGCTGACAACGACTTGACGATAGCGGAGTTCGCCTTCTCTGGAGTGTCCCGGAGGGTACGTTTCCAACACTCGCCGGATGAGTTCCCGTTGCCACACGTCTAGGTCGAAATTGGGGTCGTCGGCAGACCTCCAAGCGATGCGAACAATTGGGAGCAACCAATCCGCGTCGGAGGTGAAGTCCTCCGACAACGGTTGGGTCATGATGGCGGGTTGAAACATAGTCCCCCCTAGCGTTTCAGCAACTTGCCGAGTTCGTCGAGGTCGTCGCCTTCCTCCGGCTTGCGCTTGAGGAGGTTCCGGTATGTGAGGCCGTATTGAGCGACGAGAGGCGGGTTGAGTTTCTTGTCCAACTCGTCGGCCATGGCGAGCAGAGAGATGACAGCGGGACCATCTTCATCGCGCAACCAAGTAGCCGCGTTAATAAATTTCAATGTTTCGCTCATAAATCGGTTCTCGGTCATATTCGTCCTTTTCGGATGTTTTTTCTCTCATTTTTGCGAGAGAGAAT